CGTAAGGCAAGTCAATAACAATATTCCAGGCTTGGTAAACTGTGACTATTTGATAAACTCCTTCAAGGTCATTAGTTCCTACCAGTTTAATTTTTGCAAGTTCTGTCGGGTCGGTAATCGCAACTGATAAAGCTAACCTGGTTAAGCCTCCTTCTTCTGATTGACTTACTATTGTCGTGGGTATGTAGGCTTCTTCTGCTACGTTGTTAGGATACAGATCAGATTCAAGTTCATAAACTATCGGATTATGAACCGCTTGCCATCCGTGATTTAAAACAGAAACACGGTAAGCAATGTCAGCATCCTGCACATACTCCACAGCAGGTGAGTTCTCACTATCTCTGATCTTAAAAGTATCGTAAGAAATAGAATCAACATATTTATATCCATTATAAGAATCAAAATTTGACTGTATATAAACGTAATCACCATCCGAAAGAGCATGAGCGAATCCAGTATAAACTAAAGCATATCCAGTGCCATCATCAATGATTACAGCATCTATATCTGAATCTGAAAGCTTATGCCCTATCGGGTTTTTAATTAAGGTTACCATTTATTTTAACCACACTCTTTAGGTATTCATTAGTAAATTGTTCTAGTACGCTTTTTGAAAGCTCATCTACAAAAGTAGGTGTTATAACATTTGAAAATATATCTTGCCTGCCTCCATCCCTGAATAGCTTAGTTCCTTTTTGATGAATTGATTTGGCTATTCCGTATGCCGCAGACTCTTCAATGCCGCGCACTTTTACCCATTCGAGTATATCGGCTACGAATTGTTTTGATGGGTTAGTGTATTCTGGGGTTGCCTTGCGTCCTGTCTCTACTACCTTAAAATAAGGCTTGCCAATCACTCGAAGGATTTGTTTATCGGTTTCGTCTATAACTTCGAAGTGTAAAGATGCTGCTGTTCTTCCGGTGGCGTTAGTGCCTGAAGACGAAATATTTTGCTTTATCTGATCTACAACTGTATTCCCTCGTTGGCTCAATATGGAAATTAAATCAACAAACAACTTCGCAGTAGTTAAAGTCATCAGATTCTAGTATAGAAAAGTTCATTACATAACCGGTAACGCAATCTTTCATGATCTTGATAAAAGGCTGTTGACTTATTCCTGTGATAACAATGTCACCACTTTCAACGCAATCACTTTGAGCGTTAAAGTTTAGCTTGTTGATAAACATATCAGCTAGGTGATTCATTTCATCCAGGTACTTTGAATATGTTTCCTGATCACTGGCCTCGTTATCTAACTGTAGAAAGGCTATCTGAACTTGCCATACCTTGATGAAGTTTGAAACGTTGTTCACGGTGTAAGAAGCTGTTGCTGATAAAGGATTACAGGCTATCAGCGGGTATTTAATGTCCAGCTCCATGTTGGTGTCAGACCTACGCCCATAGTCGAATGTGATATTGTCAGCTAAAGATTTAGCGGTATGTTCTATTAACAACCTAATCCCTTTGTGACTCATGACCACGAAATTAGATTATTTATCAGTCAAACACAACTTGTTGTATTTTGAGTTACAGTCTGCAATCCAGGCAAGGTATAAGTGCTTAGTCCAGAACCTTCGCGCAGACCATTTGAATAGATCATCTTCTGGTACTCCTATCGTAACCGAGACCGTGTGGATGGCCGAGTATGACCCGAACTTTTCTTGGACTTCCGGGAAGCCTGCTTGGATTTCTTTTTCGTCAGCTTTATAATCGGGGAGGTTGTCTTTATGCCAGTTGATAAGCTCAACAGCTTTATTAAAAAAAAAGAGCCCGCAGGGATTACCTCCTTTGCTGGCATTTGCTTTACTTCTTCGACCATTGCCATGGCCTTTGAATAGCTGTATTCTTTATCCCTTAATTCCTGTAGGTATATAGCGCAATAACTCGCGTAGGCTTCTGTAATTGATTTTATACCCTTGTCCGATGCTATCATGATCTTGCGCATGTCTTCGAACTGATCAAGGCGCTTGAACTGAGGGTTGAACTCGCCTTTTGAATCTAAAGGGAGTTTGTATTTTCCGATAGTGGTGGTTGATTGTGGGTAGTTAGCTGGCTTCTGAAGGAATTTTATAGCCTCAAGTAATGCCTCTAGACCTAAAATAGGCTTACCTTCTAATGTTTCACGGGGAACGTTAAGACAAATTGCAATTGTCCCTAAATAACTACCGTCACCATTAAGAACCTGGAGAAATTGGTCGAAGGTAAGGTCATCCCAGGAACTTGCGACATTAATCGATTTACCGTTTAGTTTAAATTTTATCATACCTTATGGAAGCTTGGTCTGAATGAACCTGTTTTTTTAAATGGCCTTAATTCCCACCATGCGCGCATGATGAAAGTATCTAAATCGTCAGGACTTCGGCCTATTAAGTCCTTTATCTTGTCTTTTGGCATGATTGCCTGCTTTTTATCTGAGTCTTCGGTCTTTCGTTTGAGCTGCTCAAGTTCTTCGATGATTAATTCGCGTTCGGTTGGTGACTGTTCATCTTCAAATATCAAATTTTCATTGATCAACTCCGATAATCGGTAACCGCATTGGCTTTTTAACATATCAAAGTTGCCACCATAGAGAGGTGAAGACAAAGCAACGAACCCTTTGCATCCAAGTATATCAACTACACCCCCTCCTATTCCGTCCTCATCTACAATTACCTCACTCATTGGGATTCGATATATATTCGCCAGTGACTTGATCAATGCAGCGCTTTCCGTAACCTTAAGCTTACTTCTCTTTTCCTTTTTAATCACTCGGAGTCCGTCCCACACACGTATGACTACCTTATCATCTCCAAACCGTGCAATATCTGCAGTAATATATTTTTTACCACCTGACACATAAGAGTTTGTGAATATATTCAGGATGTTATCATAAGCTACTAGTGACAGTGGATCATCTTCATACTCCCATTCCCCATATTTTAGACGCTTTTTAAGCGTGGGGTCTTTAATTTCGTCCAAAGATTCTAAATAACCCTTATCAATCTTATCATTTTCGATCGCAAGCGACTGAATAAACACGTATCCAACCTCTAAAGTACCTTCTTTGTTGGGTTTATAGAATGTGTGGTAAAGCCAATTCTTTTTAGGGTTAAATGTTATTAAAACCTTTTTAGGGATGTTGTATTGCTCGTTTAATTGTCGGCCTACTCTTGATTTTAGCGTGTCGAACGCATTGAAATGTACCTTTCCTGCCTCTTCTATCAGTCCACCAGTGTATTCGGTTGATCCGAAACGCTCAAAAAGTGGATCAGATGGTACATATTTCAATTCAAGTAGAGCAATCTCACTTCCATTCTTAAATCTGATAGCTGAATAATGCTCGTAGTATCTGAACTCATCCATTACACCATGCTTCTTAGCAACCTTGAAGAAAGTCTTCACTGTAGTGTCCTTGAGGCTTTTCAATTCCTCCCTTGCCATAAAATAACGAACGCCTGGGAAGTTTAAACACATGGCCAGTTCCCATTCTGCACCGATCCAAGATTTACCACCACCTGCACCACCACCAAAACCTATATATTTTGTATCAAAGTCGTAAAGCTTCTCTAAAGCAAGAAACTGTTTGTAATTAGGGTCATGCGTGAATGTTCTATTCTGAACTTGGTTCATTCGGCTGAATGATATTTATTCCAGTGAATCCTATATTTCCAGAATGTTCAGTCTTTTGATCTATATCCTGCTTATCCCTCCACTTTGATGGCTGCCTATTTTTAAGCCAGAATATCATTGATGTTGGGTCTGGTGGATATTGTTTTATGATTTCAGTTTCAATGATATGACCCTCATACATTTTTAAATCAACTTCAGGATGAGAGAACCCTAATGCCCGTTGATAAAGCCTATCTGCTACTTCCATATCGGCTGTAACCTTCCCCCTTTTTATGGACTCAAAAAAATCTGGCCACTTCTCCTTCCAGTTATTTATCGTCTGCTCTGTAACTTCAAAGAAATCTGCTAAATCTGAGTCGGTTGCCCCTAATTTACAAAGCTTCTTAGCCTGCTCGTCGTACTCCGGTCTATAATCGGTTGGCCTACCCTTGTCCATATCTCAAATATAAAAATTTTTAAACGTTATTCAAATTGTGTTAGTCTATCCTTTTACTTTAAGGGATTCCAATTTTTCGTTTAACCATGATTTGAAGGTTATGTCGGCCCCTCTTCCATTTCTTAAAATATCCTGAATTTCGTCAATGGTCTTATTCCTTTCTGCAATCATGCCTATCTCGATCAATTCAGGAAGTCCCAAATATCCTTTATCGTTAAGGAATATCTTTACCGCCTCCTTCCTGATTCTATTCTTAGTGTCCAATGTGTTCATTGTTAGTTATTTAGCTTTCATCCAATGTGAATATTTAACAGGCTTTTGATACTTTTCAGCGCGTCTTCGCTCGATAGCTTTTTCAATCAGGGTTCTTGAGTGTATGGTAGACGGTACGCTTCCATCTTCAAGCGCATCACCCCAAACAATGTCAACCAGGTGGAATAAAAGCTTTCTATCTATTGCGTTCATTGCTCAAATGTTTGGTTAATTGCTTTCGGGTTTCCTTAAATGCTCTTCGCTGATGTATAATTCTAGCTCTTTGATAATATCATCCTTCCTCTTGGCCGCTTCAATTAAATTGGCGTTGTGGGCTTCTGATGTGTCCCGATCTCTTTTAGCCCGGTCTCTTTCGTATGCGTAATTGCTCAATTGAATTTTAAGCTCATCTATCTCTTTTTGTTTTGCAGCCAGCTCGTCTTTGAAACTTTGGGCGTAAAGTTCGGCAGCTTCATTAAATCTCGCATCTATTGAACTATAAAAGTTTTGAGTACGTGTAGTATCCATTTTGTAGTATTGAATCATGGATTCCCATGAATTATAATCAAAATTTTTAGCCGCTTCATCCTTACATACTTGTAGTGTCTTCGTCTTCTGGTCTTGCTTTATGTTGTCCATGATTACTTGATTTTCACGA